GAACGCACGCCGGGGATCGCCGGACGGGGCAGGTACGGATTATCCTGCGCCGGCGCGGCTGGGGCCGGCGTGGGCGCGGCGGCGCGCGGCGCAGCAGCGGCCGGGATCGCGTCGGGGGCGGGCGCCTTGGGCAGCATCGGCGTCGGCGCTGGCGGCGCAGCGGCAGTGGGCAGCATCGGCGGCGGCGCGCCGCCGGGGAGCGTCGCTGGCGGGCGCATCGGGGGCGTAACCCCGCGCAGGTTGGCGTCCGTCTGCCGGATCTCCGTGGTGAGCGCGGCGACCTGCTGATCGCGTTCCGGCCCGGGCGGCATCCCCTGCGCCGTGGCAAGCTCCTGCGTCAGCATCCGCATCCGCTCGCCGTCGCGCGCCGGCTGCTCCGCACGGATCTTTTCGGTCAGCGCGGCGAACACCGGACCGCCCTGCGGCGGCTTGAACGGCTGTCCGTTGGGCTTGAACTGCGTCGCGCCCGGGGTGGGGGTTGGCAGCGGCACGGGCGCCGCCGGACCCGGCTGCTCGTTCAGGTTGGGCGGCGGCGCCAGCGGCGCGGTCTGCGCGCCTTGCTGCTGCTGCGGCGCGGGCAGCGGCGGGACAGGCGTCGGCGCAGCGGCCGGGGGCGGCCCGGCAGCGCGCAGCGGCGGCATCTCGTCCGTCGAGCGCGGCAGCATGGGCGGCGGGCTGGCGGGGCGGGCGCCGGGCACGGCCGGCACCCCCTGCCGCGGAATCATCGTAGGAACGGACGGGGCCGGATCACCTTGACGCATTCCCGGCGCCACACCGACGCTGCCAACGGACGCGCCGGATTTCGATACCGCGGAGCCGTCCTGCGTCACGCTGATGTCGTTGAGCGCGATGCGGCGCGCGTGGACCGTCTGTTGCACCGGGTCCATGTCGGGGTACTGATCTTTGATCGACTGCAACGCCATTTCGTAGCGCTGCTGCAAGACCGGGGCATTCTTGTCCATGATGCCCGCGCCACCGCCCAGCTTCAGTTGGTTGGGCAGGTGGTACTTGAGCGCCTGATCCGCCACCTCGGCGCCGATCTTCTCGCCCCACGGACCGAGCTTGCCGGCGTTGGTCGCCCAACCGAGCATGTCCTTGAGCGTCGCCGGCTGCGCGGCCTGCGCCGGCAGGCCCGGGGTCTGCCCGCCGCCCTCCGCGCTTTCCGCCTCGCCGCCGGGGATCGCCTCACGCGCCGGCGTGCCGGTGGGGAACTTGGTGAGCATCTCCTCCAGCGCGGCGCCCTGATCTGCGGACAACCTCTTTTCGTCGGCGTCGGCGCTGTCCCGCTCCCGCTTGGCCGACCACGCCAGCGCGATGTCGCCGAGCGCGTCGAACGGCGACGCGCGCGATCCGGCCGGGACACGAAGTCCGGTCATCGACTGCTTTTGCAGCATGTCGGCGAGTTGGCGGCGCCGCGCGAGTGCGGCCTGCTGGGCTGCGAAGTCGAATGCCATCACTGCACCTTGGAGTAGTCGACCCGGTAGAACCCATCCTCACCAACGGACACCGCGTCCGGCTGAGTTTCGAGGAGGTCTTGCGCCATGACACCCGTTTCCCGTTCGTCCGACCAGAGCAGATTGTAGTCGTACACCGGCACACCGGCGGGGGTAGTGCCGACCCGGGTGAGGTTCTCCTTCAACCGGGCGTCGGACACCGCCGCGGCGCCGATCTTGCTCGCGCCGGACAGCATGGAGTTGAACGTGTCGTTCTTCATCTGCGCCGACTGCGAGGCCGCTTGGAAGATCGGCGGCGGGGCAATCGTCGTCGGGGTCGCCATCTGGAACTGCGGCATGTTGACCTGCGAGCCGGACAGCATTGCCATCAGTTCGTTGAGCGGCATCTGGCGCAGCGCCGTCATCTCGCTCAACCCCTGCGCACGCGAGGCGTTGGTCAGGTTCGCGTTGTTGAAGGCGTTCGTGATGTCGGCCTGCGTGGTCTGGTTGTTCATCTGGTTCTGCTGGGCCAGCAACGCGGCGTCGGACGCCTTGCTGCTGTTCCACAGATTCGCGTTCGCCATGTTCTGCGTGAAGTCCTGATTCTGCGCGTCGTTCCAGAAGTTGCCCTGATCCTTGATCTCGGACACACCCTGCTGCCGCCCGGCAAGGTTCATGCCGAACTGCTGCTGCGCCGCGTCGCCGGCCTTGATGATGGAGTCGAACACGCCCTGCCGGAATTGGTCGCCCTGATTGGTCAGCAGGCCGCCCATCATGCGCCGCGCGGCGTCGGATGACGACACACCGCCCATGTTGGCAATGCGCGTGTTGAGCGCGTTCTGTTGCTGCTGCGCAGCCGGCGCGAAGCGGTCGTAGAACTTGTTGAACATGGCCGATTCGACGCTATTGCGTACCGCAGAGGCGTCGTCGAGCGGTTGCAGGCCCGAGAAGTCGAGGTTCTTCTGAATCTCACCCTTACCCGCGGTGTATTGCGACTGCGGCAGGCCGGACAGATCGAGCTTTTCCATCCCGCCGGTGTCGACCTGCGAGGTCATGGGCGGCAGGTTGCCGATCTCGGGCGCCTTGCCGACCGTCGACCATGCGTTGTTGATCGCTGTCGGCGCGAGCTTCAGCAGATCGCTGCCGATCTGCCGCTCCGCGGTGAGGTTAGCCTGATCTTGTGGGTCCAGTGTGGTCTGGATCTCGTATTTCGGCGTGCCGTCAGGGTAGGTGCCAACCTGCACCGTCTTGCGGCTGCCGAACGGTCCTGTCTGGTCTGAGTTGTTCAACTGCCACTCGGCGATGGCAGTCTCCTTGTTCATGGCGCCCTGCTCGCGGGCTGCTGCTGCCAGATCGGGTTGCTTCTTGCCCATGTCCGTTACTCCTGTCCGTTGTCCGTGCGGTCAGAACTTGTTGTTGTCGCGAATATCGCGTTGCTCAAGTGCCAACTCGTTCGCCCGTTCTTCGTCCGTCATGTAGGCCCACGGATTCAGTGCCGAGTCGATGACCATGCGCAGATCCGGCGTTGCGCCACCTTCGAACCACTTCTGCGAGCGCATCCCGAGGGAACCGAGCGATCCCAACCCGAACCCGGTTTCCTTCGATGTGCGCACCGCGTAGTCGTAAAGGGTTTCACCCGGCAGCGGATCGGGGAAAGACTCGTACCGCTTCGTCGTATCGCGCGGCGGTCCGTAGTTCGTCAGAATCGGCGCGTTGGGCGGCGGATTGCCGGTGCCGTAGGGGGTTTCGTTACCGCCGCCACCGCCACCGCCACCGCCACCACCACCACCACCACCACCACCACCACCGCCACCGCCACCGCCGCCGCCACCACCGCCGTTGTAAACGGGCGTGGTGTTCACGTTGCGGATCGGGCCGGTGCTGGGGAACGGCGCCACGCCGGTCAGCGTGCCCGTGCCGGATCCGGTTTCCAGCAAGCCATCCTGCGGCGTGTAGCGGAACAGGCGGTCGTTCTTCATTCCCCAACCGCCCGTTACCGGGCCGCCGAAAGCGTCATAGCTCGACGGTTGCTTGACCGGGTTGTTCATTGCCAGCGCGGTTTGCATCGGCGTCACCATGCCGGACGCACCGCCGGCCCCGGGCACGCCAGTAGTACCCTTCAGCGCGGGCGTGCCGGGTTTGCCGGCATCACGGACAGTACCCAGCATATTGAGCGCGTCCGTGACGTTCACGTTCGCCGGGATGCCGCCATTGGCCCAAAATTCCTGTCCCATTTCAGTGATCCTTTGACTTGTCGCGGCGAAGCCCGAGCCAGCGGCAATCTTCGCGGTGCATGACGTACACCAGCAGGTCGCCCCCGTGGGACGCATTGCGCAGGCGTGCTTCCAACGTGAAGCCGATGTGTTCGTCGAAGCGGCGCGCTGCGAGGTTGCTTTCGTCGACCAACCCGGTGATGCGCGCGGCGCCGAGTTGTTCGAATGCGTAATGGAACACGAACCACAGATAGGTGCGGGTCATCCAGCGCTTGCCCGGCACCGCGGCAACATGCATGTTCACGTTCTTGCCGTTGAACCCTTCGAACCACACCCCGGCGAGGATCTCCATCGTCAAGCCGGACTCGTCCTCATCGACCATTGCGAAGCCGCGTCCCTTCTGGAACGCACCCGGGCCGCTGTCGCACAGTGCTTCCATGAACGGCGCCAGACCCTCCTCGCAGTTGATGAGGATCTTCCTCACAGCACACCGCCTTGCTCGTAGACGAAATCGGTGGCAACCCACGTCGTTTCGGCGATGGTCGACAGCTTCATGGTGAGCGCACCGCAGTATCCAAGTTGCCCCAGCGAGTACCACCGCTTGATCGACTGCGTCGACCCTACCCAAGTACCCTCATCCCAGTTAACGAAGTCCCACAGCGACCCGTCGGGGGTGGCAATGGTTTGCGGCGGCGCGATGAGCGTGTCCTCAAGATCAAAGTCAACGGACATCTGCAAACGCAGAGAGGGACTGTTGGCGGCGTTGAAGGTGGGACGGACAAGCGTCCACCGCTTTTGCAGCGCAGTGGAGCCGAAGTAGTTGAACGCCTGCGTCGCCACGGCGGCAATTGCCAATCCTTCAAGGTTGACTGTGTCATAGTCGTCCATGTCGGCGTACCACGCCCGCGCAACGTATCCCTGACTGCCGAAGAACGGTTCCTGTTCGAACAGCGCCCAGCACAAAGCGTCGTAGCCGGTGAATTCGCACCACGCCTCGGTGACGGAATTCATAACGTACTGTTTGCGGTCGGCGTCACGCGGCACGTTCACCATCAACATCTGGTGCCGCGGAATGACCATCACCTCCCAACCGAAGTTGGCGCCGTAGGTGGTGACATCCTGACTCAGTTTTTGTTGGATAAGGTCTGACAGTGGTTTGGCCGACACTGCGCGCGACTGCGAGAGAATGCCGCTCAGGGGGATGATCCCGTCCTCCCCCAGCACAACGAGATCACCTCCCATCTTCATCTGGCAGCGACGGCCGATGGGGGCGCCGCTGCGGTACACGCCAACCAGCGAGAACGTGGTGATGTCGTCGGGGTCGTACCCCGAGAACACCGCGATGTCGCCCTCGGACGAAATGAAAACCGTGTGGTCGTCCATGCCGGAACCGGAGTCGATAGACCACACCCCGATGGCTTGCAGGTAGCCGCCGTGCGGGAAGATTTCGCCGACGTTGAAGAACGACACCTGACCGGACACCGAGTCGACGGGCAGATACCACGCATTGCCGCTGTCCTTCTCCACGAACCAGATCCGCCGATGCGACATCTGAGCGTGGATGAACCTCTTAGCGTCGAACGTGGGATACGCGATCATGTCGGCCGTGATCGTCGCCGCGGTCCACGATGTCCCGTCGTAGATTTGCGGGTCGTCCTCGCCGTTGACGGCCACGATGAACGTGCCGAACACGTTCGTCATGTTGACGTACTGCCACCGATTGTTGGTGAAATTGCCCACAGCCGGCGCCACCGGAGCGCCAACCGGACCCTCGGCCGACACGTCGTAGAAGTACCCGCCGGACGCAGCGAACAGCTCTTGTGTCCCGTCGTACTTCGAATAGGTCATCAACGTGTCGACGTTGCTGGGCAGGTCCGTCGCCCAACGCTTCCAGCCCTTGCGCACGCGCACCCCGTACTGCAACGGGAACATGTTTTCCAGCCGCACCGCTTGATTCGGCTGCATCGTCGCCAGCGAGTCGCGCGCGTTGAGGCCGCCGGTAGGCGCCGGCAGCGACATCGGACCGGACACCATCCGGTTTGGTACAGCGAAGATGGATTTGCGCGCCATCAGCCGGGCCAGTTACCGTCGGGGAGGTTGTAGATCGTGATGAGCGGGAACGCCGGCTGGCGGGCCAGCGACAGGATCGGCGCGCCGGCGTCCTGCCCGAGCGCGTCGTCCAGCAGCGATTGGAAATCCGCGGCGAAGGACGTGGTGTCGAAGCCCTTGGCTTGGAAGAACCGCAGCTTGACGCCGGCCGTCATCAGCCGGTCGTCGAAGATGCAGGTATCGTCGTCAGCCGTCGCCTTGGCCTTGGCCTGCCCACCGCTGTCGCGTACCCACCACTTACTGACGTAGGAGAACACCAGCGTCAGCACAGTCGCGCCCGGGACCGGGAACAGCACGATCTGGTTGCCCTGCAACTGGAACCGCTCGCGCGGGCCGGTCGACAGCACGCCGGACTTCACCCACTGCCACTGCTGGGCCGTTTCCGGTCCCACCAGCGGCCAGCGGTTCGTCCGGTCCCACTCCGTCTGCGAGATGGACCGGGCGAAGTCGGCGGGAAGGTCGTAAGCGTCCTGTCCGTTGACCGTTGTGAAGGTGTGCGTGGACAGCAGTTCCCGCCACACCCGCCGCTTCACCAGCATCTCGCCGGTCGCGTTGTAAAGCGCGGCGAGTTGCAGCGCGGTCAGGTCGTTGGGGTTGGCGAGCGCACTGTTGGGCTGCGCCAGCCCCATCTCCAGCGCCGCGTCCTGCACAACTTCCAGAACGGTCTTGCTCATGGTTGCTTACCGATGCTTGTTACTTGCGTTCTGCCGGTCGAAGCGATCCGACAGTTCCTTCAGTTGCGCTTCCAGTGCAGCGACCTGTCCCTTGAGCGTTTCATTCTGCGCGGCCAACTTCTGCGCCACGGACTGATCCTTGGCGACGGTCAGCGCGGTCTGCGCCTTCCGCTTCAGTTCGTGGTAGCCCATGATTTTCGAGCCGTGTACGTCGGACAGATTCGCCAACTGCTCCACGGTCACGATGTTCATGTGCCGCAGTTCATCAGCCTGCGCGCGGGTGATCGCCGGCCACTCGCGCAGCGGCCATCCCTCGGCGATTTGCTCCTCGTTGCGCTGGAACTGCTCCCACGCGCGGGCGAAACGCTGCTTGTGCGAGTTGTCGGCGACGGTGTCGATGATCGTGTTCTTGTCGCCCGGGACGATGATCTTCACGAACGGCAGGTCGTCGAACACCGGATGGCCGGCTTCCTCCGACTTCGCGGCGTTCTTGACCGAACCCATGTAGAACTGCACGAACAGGCGGTCGTCGCCTTCCCTCATTTGTGCCATTGCGAACCCTCTCTCGGTTGGTTAAACGTAGAACGCCGGCGCCTTCTGCTTGGTGCCGATGTTGGTCGATTGATAATGCACATCGACCGTGTGCCCGAACACTGCGTCCGTGCAGGTGTCGCCCACATCAGCGGCGTCACGGAACACCCGCACAAGGATAATCGAATCCACTTCCAAATTGGCGAGCGTGACCGCGGTAGTCTCGGCGATGTTGTGCTGGTAGCGCGTAGCCGGACACGCCTGCGTGACCTTGACCGTAGCCGGCGCCGTGAACGCCATCTGATTGAAGCCCTGCGCCCACGAATATTCGAAGCCCCAGACCACGTTGCCGGTGTTGGGGATGGCCGCGGCGTTCGACCAGTGGATATGGAAATAGATGTCCGTGCCCGGGACGTAATCGTGCGGGACATGGAACACCAAGAAGCACTCGTTCATAGTCGTTGCGCTGAACTGGTACTGGCGCAACGCGGTTCCGGTGTAGGTCGCAAACGTCGGGTCGTTGGCGCCGGTGCCGCGCACCGTGATGTCGCCGAGAATGTCGCGCCAGCCGAAGGTCGGGGCAGCGTTGTCGACCTTGATGCCGTAGCCGGTGGTTTTGGGCAGCACCAGCCCACCGTAGGCGTGGGCAACACCCGCCTTGTCGACGCGGAACTTGGTACTGCCGCCCACCTTGAGGTTGAGCAGGTTGGACGCCGCGGCGCTGGCGGTGTCCGTTACGTCCACCGTCATGCCGTTAAAGGTCACAGCGCCGGCGTTCCACGTCTGCGTGGCCGCAATGAACGGCGTGTCGCTCGTCACCGTGCCTGCGGTAAGCGTCAGCGGCACCAGCGTGCCGGCCTTCGCGAAGTTGACCATCGCAGCCGGCGTGGACTTGACGGTAACGCCGCCTTGGACGACCGGAAACGGATCTGTCCCGCTCAAGGCGGCGGCGGCGGTCAGGGCAGAAATCTTGGTGTCGGGCATGGTCGCCTCAGAGGATGATCTTGGAACCGGATTCCAGCAGCAGCGAACTGCCCGACTCCAGCAAGAGGAAGGTTTCTACCAACACAGTCACTACCAGCACGCCATCGTCGCGCACCGGCCAGCCGTGCGGATACTGCGTCGCGGGGCCGACGGTGTCCGTCAGCAGTTCACCGATGTCCGAAACGGCCACACCACCGATCAGTTCCGTCCCGGCCGGCGCAGCGCCGGGGGTGTCCTTGCAACGGACGGCGCCGGCCGCGCTCACCGCGATGCCACGCACGAAGGTGTCCGTTGTGTCCGGCGCGGTGTAGGAAACGTGCAGGTCGCCGGTGCCTTCTTGGAAGAAGAACCCACCAGCCGGGGTCGACAGCGAGTCTGGATCCTCGGCAACGACCAGCGCCGAGGTGCCCGCGGCGTTGGTGGTCAGACCATTGATGAACGGCATCGAAACCCCTTATGAAAAAGGGGCGCGGTGCGTGCGCGCCGCGCCCCTGTTCACGTCGCAGACCGCGGTATTAGGCCGCCGTCGCGTCGTCCATCCACGGACGCTGGATTTCGAACTCGGCGAGGCCGGTCGACGGAGTGTCGATGGCGGATGCGCCGAGCGCGTTCTTGACGCGGTCGCCAGCGACCACGGCATCGTCCACGCTGCCCGCCGTAGCGGTGGCGTAGACCAGACCGTTGTCGGCGTAGCTCGCGAGCGCCTTGCCCACGGCCTTGCCGCTGATCTGGAACCAGCCATACTTGGTGGCAGCGTCGACCGCAGCCATCGCCACGGCGACCGGGCCGATGTCATTGGCGGCCAGCAACGAGGTGGTGCCGTCGTCGCCGCGGAACGTCACCCACGACCCACGGGCGCAGTTGGCGACGCCCTTGAGGTAGATGAACTCGCCGCCGCCGTAGGTCGGATCGTCGGCTTCGACGATGGCCCCGAGCGGGTGGTTCTGCGTGGTGGAAACATCGGTGATGGCTTGCACACCGATGAGCGGATTGCGAATCACGAAGGCCATGAGCGTTTGCTCCTTATGAAGATGGGGTTAGCCCGATTACTCGGAGAGAACGCCTTGGAACTTGGCGCCCGAAAGCGTCAGGTTGCCGGCCCACGCGAGCAGTTGCACGACGGCGTCCTGATTGACGCTGTAGCGCTTGCTCGGATCCAGCGCGACGAAGTTGCGGTCGCGGTGCGGACGCCAGTGGATGTAGTTGGTGTTCAGGAAGTACGCGGTCGACGCCGGGTCGTTGCCGCCGATACCACCGTCCAGCACCACGTCGGCCTGCATGTATTGCACGGACGAGAACCCGAGCTTCGCCATGCCGCTGTCGGCGAAACGCTGGATCGCCTGCAACGAGGCCATGAACTTGCCCCAGTACAGGTTGTCGACGATGATGAGGTCAGGCTTGTCCTGCCCCCGCACCAGTTGCGCGTAGGTGCGGTTGAAGTAGTCCTGAATGTTCGACGCCGTGGTGGCGCCGCCGTAGGCGGTGGCGGTGGCAGCGAGGTTCTGCCAGAACGTCCACACCGAGCGGTCGATGCCGCCGTAGGTGCCGCTGGTCGGGGTCTTGCTGACGGCGGTCTTGAGGCCGACGATCTGCTTGCCACCCGAGCCGGTGCCGTCGCTGTAAAGACCCTCGGAGATCAGGTTCGCCATCGTGGCTTCGGCGACCTTGATCCGCGCTTCCATCAGGTCGATGATCGCTTCCTTGCTGGAGTTTTGCAGCATCTCCAGACCGGACATCGACACCGCGACCGCGGCTTGCTTGATGTCGTACTGCGCGGCCGAGATCACGTCCGACGCGCCGATGGGCAGCGCCTCGTAACCGGAGTACCAGCCGGCGTTCGAATTCTCTTGGAAGGAAAGCTCTTGCAGGATGACGTTACCGCCACCGAAGGGCTTGGAGTTGCCGCGCTGCTTGAGGCGCGTCAGGAGGGCGTTGTTGTCGGTGACGTTGTCGGCGACGATGCCAGAACGGTTCTGGATCGTCGTCGCAATGACATCGGTGATGGAGCTATTGGCGAAGGCCATTGTCGGTTACTCCTAGCAGATGAATGGGGTTTCTCAACGAGCCTCACGCGCTGAGTCATTCGACTGCTGTAACCGGCTGGCCGCGCCCTCTCCGCGGTGTCGTTCACAAGAGGCAACGGACGTAGCCTAAGCAACGTCCGCTGTCCTGTCAAGGGGTTAGCCGCCCATTGCCTGTTCGATGGCCGAACGCAGGTCTTTCGGCGCCGGCTTGGTCCCGCCGGACCCGCCCCCGGGCGCGCCGGCAACGGACAGGTTGGCAACGGACGCCGCCTGCTCGTTCTGCTGCCGCAGCGCGGCGGCGTGCCGCTGCATCAGGATGTTCCGCACCTCGGGGTGCATCCCCAACGCCATCTGGTAGGCGCCCGGCAGGTCTTGGGCAACGTTGTTGGCGATCAGGTGGCCCATGATCTCGCGCACCTGTGGGAAGAACTCGTTCGCCGGGTCGTTGGCGAAGGCGTAGAACTGACTCGCCACCTGCTGCTGCATTGCCATCTGCTGCGCGGTCTGCCCGTAGAGGCGCTCCGTCGACAGCATGGTGGCTTCCGCCTGCGCCCGCGCGAGGTCGGGATTGAGGCCGGACGACAGGTCAACGCCGTACTGCTCGGCCAGCGAGTAGAGGATGGCCTTCTTGTATTCCGGCCCAGCCGTGCGCAGCGCGTGCGCGGTCTGCAACAGCGTGCGGATCGCGCTCACCGGGGTCGCGCCCTCGGCTTGCAGCGTTTCGGCGTAAGGCTGGAACTCGTTCAGCACCGCCTCGGCGACGTTAGCGCGCTGCGCGACCTGCTGGAACCCGGCCTGCAACTGCCGCTCGCGTTCGTGGATGTAACCGCGCACTTCTCCCGGGATCTTCTCCCAATGGGCCTTTTGCTCGGCCTTCCACGACGCCGGCGCCTGATCCTCGGGCTTGACGGGTGCCGCCCCCGGCGCGGGCGTGGCGTCGGCTGGAGGAGTCCCGGGGGCAGTGGGAGCCTTCGCCGCGGCGTCGCCGGGGGCAGCAGTGAGCTTGTCTCCGTCGACCTTCGGCGCGAAACGGCCGAACGGATCGCGGTTGGGTTGCCCCGAATCCCCGGCCGGCTTGCTCTCCGTACCGGGAGAGGGACCGTCGGGAGTGGTGGGCGCGGCCGGGGCCGGGGCAACTGCGCGTTCCAGCGCCTCGTCGAGAACCGAGTGCAGGCTCGGTGCCTCGTCCGTCGGCCGAACGTCGATGTTAGTGTCTACGGGCATGGTTTCCTCTCTAGGGTGTCGCCTTCAGCAACTTGGCGAGTTCGCGCGGTTCGAACAGGTTGAGGTCGATCATCATCTCGGGGAACGGAATACGGGCTTCCTTGGAAAGCGACCACGGCGGATGATCCTTCACCCACTGCGGCGACTTGCCGGCGTAGAGGCCAGCCGTCCGTGCAATGCCCTCGCCCGAGTCGAGGTTGAAATACGACCTGTCCGTTGCCGGCGGCAAATGGTCGGACAGGAATTTGGAATGCGCCAGCCGGTCGCCGATCTCACCGCGGGTCAGCATCATGGCGAGTTCCATCTGCTTGTCCGTCAGGCTCGTCCGTGCTGCGGCCTGCGTCATCCGTTGGATCTGGTCTGGGTTCAGCATCCCCGCGCGACCGGCACCGGGCGGAAATTTCTCGACTTGCTTGGCACCCAGCAGCGCGCGGATGAGCGAACTCTGGATCTGCGGCAACTCCTGTCCTGCAAGCTGCGCCGATGCGGCGAACCGCGCGGCGTTACCGCCGGACGGGCCGCCCTCCTTGCCGACGACGGCGTGCGTGAATTCGTGCGGAATGACGCCGGGGAACAGGTCGGGATCGTTTTGGTAGGCGAGATTGAACTCCATCTCCTTCGGCATCCCGTTCTTGCCGCCCGGCAGCACCCAGCCGATGTTGCCGCTGTTTGGGTCGTTGGCGAGCGAGGTCGGGATGTTCGCCAACTCCGGTTCGATGGCGTAGACCTCGGGGATGTCCTTGACGAAGTCGCCCGCCTTGCCCGTCACCGGCGCGCCCGGGAGGGGCTGCCGCGGCACCTCCAGCCGCAGTCCCTCGGTGTTGACATGAAACAGCGGGAACGGCTTCTCGCCGGGCGCCTTCGGCCCCGGGTGCAGCCACCCCCGCGCCGCGTCCCACATCTCCTCCTTGGACGCACCTTTACGCATCAGGTCGAGCATCTTCGCTACGCGCGCCCCGCCACCCGGGCCGGACTTGGCGAGCATCTTTGCCGGCACCAGCATCCCGGCCATCGCCATCTTGGCGCCGCTCGTCGGCGACGGCACACCGAACACTTCGCCGCCCTTCTCCGTTGGCAGCCCCTCGGCGCCCACCGCTGCGCGCACCTTGTCGCCGACGTTGAGCGGGTCCGCGGCCGGTGCGACGCCGCGCAGCAGCAGGTCGACCAGATCACCGGCGCCGCCGGCCGCGCCGCGGGCGTAGCTCTTGGCGGTTTCCTTCGGGTTGGTGCGTGCGGAGCGCTTGAACTGGTCGACCCAACTGGAAAGATCGGCGATAGCATCCATGTCCTACTCCCGCATGGCACGAACCAGATCGTCGTGCGTGGTTTGCGACTTGCCCACCTTGTCCCAGACCGTGTGGTGGGTGAGGTGCTGGTAGAACGGCTCCAGCGACGGATCCAGCGCCAGTGCCAACGCCTGCTGCCGCCGCGCCAGCCGGTCCACCGCCTGATCGCCGCCGGCGCCACCCCGCCGACGCATGAACTTCCCCGCTTCCTCGGCCGTGTTGCCGGCGTGCAGCCGCAGTTGTCGGGCGTCTAGCGTCGGCAGGTCGCCGCGGCCGAGCAGCGAGGCGAGAAACCCCGACTTGGCCGGGCCGATGCCCTCCAAGCTCTGCGCGAAGCCGCGCCACTGGTCGAGCGGCCCGGTGATGGCCGCGCCCAACTCCGCGGTGCGCGGCGCCAAGGTCTGCGCGCCGTAGGCCAGATCCTTGCCCAGCGTGTCGGCCATGCCGAACGGCTGGAAGCGACGGACGATGTCGTTGATGGCGGCCGGGTCCGCGACCCCCTCGCGCGCAGCGCCGAGATAGTCCTTGCCGGCGCCGCTGCGCAACCACTCGGCCATGTACCCCTCGGGCCGGGTCGGGCCGGACACCAGATCGTCCGTGATGTCCCGTCCGGCGCGCGACACGGACGAACGGGTGATGCCGTAGGCTTTCAGCAGGTCGTCCGTTCCCAGTTCGCCGCGCGCGGCGCGCCCGGCCTGCTCCTTCATGAACTGCCCGTAGCCCTTTTGGACGTAGTCGGGCACCGCGTCGAGTCCGATGTCTTTGGCGACCGCCTTTTCCGGCCGCCACTTCCAATCGCGCAGCAGGTCGACCAGCTTGGTCGCCTTGGCCGACTTGACCACGCCGCCCAAGAACGGAATCAGCCCGGCGCCGGACAAGCCCATGCCTACCGGATCGCCCTCCTTGGCCGCGCGCACCAAATCCCGTGCGCTTTGCGCCGTGCCCAGACCCGGGGTGAACCCGACCGCGATCTCGGCCGCCGTTTCCGGCCCGGTGAGCGGCTGGGTTTCGAGCGAAACCGACTTCTTGCCGTAGTTGAGCAGGTCGGCCAACAGGGAGCGGGCGTCCATGCGCTACCTCCGCGGCCGATTGCCCATGCTGAACGTCCTACTGACCCCCTCCCAAAGAAGCTCGCGCAGCGCGCGGTCCTTGCGCTGCTGCTCGTAGCGATCCTCCTCGCGCGAGTTGCCCTTCAGTTCGCTGAAATGCACCAGCCCGCGCTCGCCCATGTAGTCGCGCAGGTGCGAGCGCGACTTGATGAGCGTGCCGTCGACCGGCGAGATGAACGGCTCAATCTCGCCGTGGATCGACAACCGGCCTTCGATCTCCTCGGCCAGCGGAATCTCCACCATGCGGTCGAGTTCCTTGTTGTAGCGGAACGTGCGCCTAGGCATTGCGCCACTCCCCACACCAGTGCGTGCCCAGCACCAGCGGCCACACGGCATGTTTCGAGAACAGGCCGGTGTGCGGCGGGGCGCGCCGGCACTCGCCGACCATGTGCGGTTCGATGTGCGTCCCGCCAACGGACGGCGGCGGCGAGGTTTCCGGTGACGTGTGGTAAAAGCGGCAGTTCAGACAGCGCGCCCGCTCATCAGTCATCGGTGTCGGATTTTTCATTTTTCTCTGCCGCTTTTGCTTTATCAGCCGCCTGAGTGAGAGCAAGCTCATGTTGCTGCTCCGAATGGGCGAACCCCTGCTCGGCCGCGCGCTCCTTGGCTTGCAGGTCGATGTCCGCGGATTGTTGCTTAACGGACGCATCCAGTGCTGCCGACTGCATCTTCACCTGCCCTTCGATGGCGGCCTTTTCGCGCATGATTTCGATCTCGGCCGCCGCCTTTTCGCGCAGCGCTTGGATGTCGGCCGCCGCTTTCTGCATCATAGCCTGAATCTGCGCCTGATTCTTCTCCCGGTCGGCCGCGATCTCCTGCTGCATCTGCTCGCGCTCCATCTGCATCCGTTCGCGGTCGGCTTGGATGTCGGCCTGCGCCTTCTGCTGGTCGAGTTGCGCCTTCATCTTCAGCGCCTCGACCTTCGGATCCGGTTGCTGCGGCTTCGGATTGCTGATGATCGCGTTCATGGAGGTTTCGATCAGCCCCTCCACATCGCGCCCGACGCGGAAGCCGCGCACGCTCCACATCAGCAGACCTTGCAGCAACGGCGCCAGTTCGGGCACCTGCTGCACGCCGGGAATGGCTTGTTGCAGGAATTGCGTGAGCGCGGTCATGAACTCCGTCCGTTGCTGGCGCTCCTCCACCAGATCCGGCTCGACCAGCGACTCGGACACCACCTCGACGCGGTAGCCCAGCAGGTCCGACTTCAGCAGTTGGACCGCTTCCATGATGATGTCGACCGGCTGCGGCGGCGGTGGCGCGGGCGGTTGCTGCGGCATCCCCGGCTGCGGCGGCTGCTGCGCCTGCTGCGCCTTCATCTTGGCGGCCTGCGCGTCCTTGATCGACTTCTGTCCGTCGATGGACTGCATGATCGCGGACTGCGCCACCAGCACCTCGGGCGGGAAGAACTTCACCGCGAGATGCGACATCAACTGGAAGGCGTCGGTGACGAACTGCGCCATCTGCACCTTGAGGTCGTCCAGCCGGATGCTGGCGTACTGCGCCTTGATCCGTTGCTCCGTGGCCGTCGCGCGCGGCGACGACGCGCCGCGGATGATGTCGCTGATGCCGGTGATCTGGTAGATGTCCTGAATCAGCGCCGTGCGGATGTTGGCGAGGTTGGTGATGACCTCAATCACCTTTTCCAGCGGCAGGAAGTCGACGACGCCCTTGATGCCGCCCTTTTCGGCGAAGGCAGCCCAAGTATCGACCGGAATAAGCTGGTTCTCCACGCCTTCGGTAAGCATCCGCTGCACTGCCGTCTGCTCCGCATCGTAGACACCAACAACCTTGAGGCTGATGGTGAGCATGTGCAGACGTTGCGTGATGGTGTCGAGTTCCGTGGCTTGGTCTTGATAGAGGACATAGTCAGGAACGGGTGTGAGGTTGCCGGTGGTGTTGGTCGCGAACAGCGGCTTGGGGCAAGGGAAGAAGTTGGGGAACCCGTAGGGATCCTCGCGCACGTCCAGCGGATCGTCCATCTCCATGTTGATCCACGTCACCACCTTGCGCCGCTTGTCCCAGACCTCGTACACCTCGGCCTGCTTGAACACCGCGTCCGTCGGCTCGTCCGTGCCGGTGCCGGACTTCTGCGCGTGATGCTTCGGCGTGTAGTTCAGCGGCACCGCCTTGCCGATCTCCTCGCCGAAACGGCGGATGAGGTCGTCGCGGGACAGGTAGACGCGCCGCCACACGCACGGCACTTCCTCCCATGTCCGGCTGGGCACGAAGCCGAAGTCCTGCCAGTAGACGTAGTCGACCGCCGTGCGGTGCGCGGCCTTGCTCTCGGTCAGGTCGTTGGTGATGTCGCCGGCCGGCGAGGCGTCGTCCATCTGGTAACGGACCCACAGCGTACCCATGCCCGGCAGCAGGCGGTCCTGCAACGCCGAACGGACGGCATCGACGAAGTCGCGCTGCGCGCAAATCTGGTAGGTCAGCACCCGTTCCAAGATCAACGCCGCGACGCGGGCCACGTTGTCGGGGTCGGAGTAACGCCGCGCGCACATCGGCTCGGGCCGGCGCCCGAACACGGCCGGCAGCATGGTCTGCACGTTCGACCAGAGGATGTTGTAGCGCTTCTGCTGGCCGCCGAAGAACGCCGAGTCCGAGTCGCGGTCGTCGCGGTAGCGCCGGATGACCCGGTCGCCGCGCTCGCGCCACTTCTTGACCCGCTCATCCTTCTCCGAGGCGTGGATCTCGGTCTTGAGGTACTTCGCCCAGCCCTTCTTGGCGTCGGTCCCGGTGCCGAAGTCGGCCAGAGACTCGACCTGCATGTTGTTGTCGTTCGCCATCAGATTCTCTCCTCGCGAAAGTGCGGACGGGCGTCCCACAGTTCGCGCAGTTGCACGTTGCCGCCGAACGGCTTGCGCGGATCATACGCCAGCCGATGCCGATTGGGGTCGGGCGACACCCGGTTGACCATCTCCCGCGCGCCCTTGTGCGCAACGAGGGCCGAGTAGCGGAAGCTGTCGGCGTAGTGCGACGTGTGGTCGTGCCGCGGCTGCTCCTTGAAGCACTGCTTGCGGTCGTCCCACTCGCGCTGGTACTGACGCAGCGCCTCGACGCCGTCGTAGCAGTTATCGGCGTCGATGAACGTCGTGGGGCTGGACAGCACGAAGCGCGCGGCTTGGATGCCTTGCTGCACGGACAACTCGGGCACGATCTTGCCGCGGATGCCGTGCTTGCTTTTCAGCAGTTCGATGGTGCTGCGGCCGGTTTGCAGCGTCCGTGCGCGGGCGTCGTGCGGGAGCCAGATGTCGCCGTAGTTGTACGGGTGGGCGCGCATGATGTCGACGTAGTCGCTCAACTCCAGCCCGGCGTGCTCCTCGGCGCGGATGTAGCGGATCTCGGCGCCGAGGGTCTGCCAGTACCACAGCGCGGTGCTGTCCGTGTAGCCCAAGTCGAAGGAAACGTGGACCGGCAGCAGCGGATCGTGTTCGACCGTGGTGATGCGGTCGCCCATGTCGTTCAGCGTCTTGCCGTAGTACGCGCCGCGCAGCGCCGCCTCGAAACTGCACTCAAATTCTTGGTTGTATTCGTCCTCGGACATGATGCGCCGGGCGTCGTCCAACTCGTCCGCGCGCAGCAGGCCGGATTCCGACGCCTTGAGCGTCATCAGGAACCACTTGTCGGGGTTGAGCCGCGCCTCCTCCCTGATGCGCCAGAACTCGTTCTTGCCGGCGGGGGTGCCGATGAACACGCACCAACCCTGCCGGTCGGCGAGCAACGGACGGATGATTTCCGAGAACACGCGCGGGCGCATCATGGCCGGCTCGTCGATGACGGCCCCATCCAGATAGATCCCGCGAATGGCGTCGGGGTTATCAGCCCCGAACAGCATCACCTTGGCGCCGTTGTGCAGCGTCACCGTCAACTCGGCGATGTTGTAGGACGCGCGCATCCCGGGCTGCGAGGTGAACCGCAATAAATAGTCCCACGCCACACGCTTCGCCTGCGCATAGAACGGGGCAATGTATGCGTATTGCGGCGGATTGATGGTGACGTAGACCTTTTGCGTATGCAACGCACGTCCCACCACGTCGTTGATCGCGGCGACAGT